GTAAACCCTTCAACCACCGTACTAAATTCACATCTGTATTAGCCGCTATAGTAATACCTGTCAAACCTGTCCAAGCCACCTCTGATTTCTTACGTGTAGGTAGTTCAGTAATAGGTACGGCAGGTAACTCCCAAGACGGCGCTATAATTGTAGTCATAGCGCCCCCTTATTAGGCCGCAGCTTTGATAGGGGCAATAGCTGCTTCCAGAGCAGTAATCAACGCATCAATAGCAGCACCTTGGTCCTTGGCAGAACCAGAGCCGATAGCTGCACGTTGTACAGCACGCTCAGTCTTAACCAGCGCATCACGCAATGCAACTTGCTGGGCATTAGTAGCCTTTGCAAAAGCCATATCTCAATCCTCTTATTTAACGTCTACGTACACGCGCCATGACACCACGGGCGGTACGCCTCTCTTTCCGGTACTCCATAGGGTTAGCTATAACGCTCCGCTCCTTTTCATCCAAGCGCTTCTGTTGCTGCTTCTCATCATCTACTACCAGTAGTTCTGACAAGTGCATTACAAGCCCTTGGATAGCATCAGCTCGGTCATCCTTAGTAAGGGAACCTCTATCATAAGTTATGTTCTGAAGCTGATAGAACGCACTCATGATGAGCTGTTTATCTCTAGGATGTTTCTGGCACCAGTACCAATCATCCTCTATAGCCCTGTGATGTACTACTAGCTTGTGCCTGCGCATCACAGGGCCTACGGTGTCAATGATACGGCGCTCTTTCTGCCCCTTGGCGTAGTAGTCTTCCACAGAGATAGCAGGGTGCATCGGGTCTTTCCCTCTGCGCTTCTCTATCTGCTGAAGGATGAGCTTCGAGACCGTACCATGCCCCATATTCGCCTCTACGCGCATTGTGGCGATTCCGAACTCAAGGCAGTAGTCCAGTAGCCTGTCGATGTTCTCCTCGCTCATACCGCCTCGGAGGCCGCCTACGGAGAACAAATGCACGTACCCTTGAGTACCACCGCCTGCGGCGTATGCCACCTCGTCCCCACCGTTTCCAGCTGGGTCCACTATCAGGACCTTGTGCTGGTACGGGATGAACTCCGAGGCAGCGCTGGCCGGGCAGTACACGGTCTGGTTATCGAAGGCGGGGCTCAGGAGCCCTGTACCGCCCTGTACGCGATACCTTGGCTCTGCCGAGTACCACACTACCTCTGGGACAGCCTCGTGGTTATACGCCGCTACAATGAGGTCTGAGAGCTTCAGCCGTGTGCGCTGCTCATCCGAGAGGGATGTGTCCAGCATGTACTGTAAGGCAAAGCCCTCCGGCCCGTGGTCAAGCTCCTTATCCTGTAATGCCTCTTCATCATAGCGTTTAGGGTCAGCAGGCTTCCCCATCTTACCATTGAGCCCACCACCTACCATTAGATAAGGGTCTTGCTCTATAGCTTGTAGTATGCTAGGGGCTAGTGTTCCAGCGCTGTAACGAGATTGCTCCTCTAATGTAGGGAACCGTCCCGGCCAGATACGCACAGTGAACCCACGGGACGGTAATGTCTTATAGATACTGTCCTTTGATTGGGGTGTACCTAAGTACAAAGTTTCACCATGCGTACAGATAGCTGAGAACTCTTTAGTCAGGAGCATGAGTTGTTCCCTCATTACCTGAGTCATCGAATTTTTTGTGCTCTCGCAGTCGTCCGGAATTAGTAAGTCTGCACGTTTCCCTGGAAGGTTGCTGGTGATACCAACACAAGTAATACTAGCCGATTTATCGGTAGGCTTCAGGTGCTGATGCACGTCGAACTTAGTATTAGATGTTCTATCACCTAGCTGAGCATCTGGTCGGAGGTAGCACAGGATATGCCAGTTCATGATTAAACGAACGCATAAGATAGCCACATCTGATGCTTGGTCTTCCCCAGCGGATACAATGAGTACCCTGTACGACTGGTCTTGTACTATACTCCACACTGCATACAGTGCAGCTAGTGTACTCTTAGCCTCACCACGTTGAGCTGCTACCATCTTCTTACGGTAACGCTTATCAGCCATGAACTTAGCTATATCTAGCTGCATCCATGTAGTATCGAATCCTAGGAACTTCATACCAATAATAGCGAAGTCCTCAAAGCGAGAGAAAGTACTAGCCACCATCATAGCCAGCTCTTCCCGCTCTTCTTTAGACATAGCAGCAGGATTGTTATCCCACTCTCTAGTTCTAGGTGCTATCAACTGCAACCTTCGCAGTACAGTACTGCTCACCTGCACATCAGATAGATAAGGTACACCAATATCTATATCATCCATTAGTACCTCCCAGTACCGAAGTAACTTAATAAAGGGCTCCTAAGAACCCTTGATAACTTACCTCTGCTACAGATATTACAGAACGCCCTCAAGAGGGTCTGTCTCGGAACCTGCTGCTTTCATGAGAATATGCTGACGTCTA